ATGGTGCGAACACGATTTTGCAGAAGCAGTTTCCGGGTGGAACGCTGAGCATGGTGGGCGCGAATTCGCCGCGTGGCTTCCGTCGCGTGAGTCGGAGGGTGGTGCTGTTTGATGAGGTGGATGGCTATCCGTTGTCAGCGGGCGCTGAGGGCGACCAGATCAAGCTGGGCATCCGACGGACGGAGTACTACTGGAATCGCACGATTGTTGCTGGTAGCACGCCGACAGTTAAGGATTTCAGTCGTGTAGAGCGCATGTTCCTGCAGACGGATCAGCGCCGCTATTTCGTGCCTTGTCCCGATTGCGAACATATGCAGTACCTGAAATGGCCAAATATTAAGTGGCGTGACGGCGATCCTGAGACCGCTTCGTATTGTTGCGAGAAATGTGGGGTATGGATTCCGCATTCAAAGAAGCGCTGGATGGTGGAGCGCGGCGAGTGGCGGCCGACTGCGCCAGGAAATGGTCGGCATGTGGGATTTCATATTTGGGCGGCGTATAGCTACAGCCCGAATGCGACGTGGCCGAATCTGGTGGAGGAGTTTTTGGATGCCAAGAACGACGCCGAGCAATTGAAGACGTTCGTTAATACGGTGCTGGGCGAGACATGGGAGGACGAGTATGCGTCGAAGATTGGCGCAGATTCGCTGTTGGAGCGCGCTGCGGGTGAGGAATATGAGCAGTATGTGCCGCCGGTAAGCGCGCTGGCGTTGACGATCGGATGTGACGTGCAGGATGACCGGCTGTCGCTCAGCGTATGGGGCTGGGGCCGCGAGGAAGAGGGTTGGTTGATCGACCGCGTGAAGATTTACGGAAGCCCGTCTAGGCCCGAGGTGTGGAAGCAGTTGGACGAGATTTTGCAGAAGCCTTATGTGAATGAGGCTGGTGAACAGATGAAGGTGTTGTGCTGCGCGATCGATAGCGGCGGCCACCACACCCAAGAGGTTTACCAATACAGCCGTGAGCGTGCGGCGATGGGTGTGATTGCGATTAAGGGTATGTCGCAGAAGGGCAAACCCCCGCTCGGGAAGGCATCGAAGGTAGACGTGGACTACAAAGGTAGAGCGCTAAAGAAGGGCGCACAGCTTTTCCCTGTTGGCGTTGATACGGTCAAATCCTTGTTGTTTGGACGGCTGAAGCACAACGAGCCGGGGCCTGGATATTTGCATTTCTTCCCGACGATTGGTGCTGACTACTTCGAGGAGTTGACAGCGGAGAAACAGATATTGCGTTTCAGGAACGGATACCCCGAGAGGGTGTGGGTAAAGAAGAGCCAATCCCCCAACGAGGCATTGGACGAGATGAACTATGCGTATGCGGCGTTGCATCGTCTGTACCAGAAGATGGATAGACGGACGATATGGGACCAGCTTGAGCGGAGGGAAGAGAAACCGAAGCAGTCGGCGCGGCGCGCTGCACCGCAGCGGAGTTTTGTTAAGCAGTGGTAAGGATGAGCGCTAAAGTGACGGGTAATGAGGAGATAGGCATCTGATGGGGATCCCTTCGTCCATTACTGCAGGCGTGGACGTGGTGTGGATCGATGCCGCTACCACGGATATTTTCGGCAATGAAGTCACAAATGCCACTCATAATTTAACGTACTATTTCAGGCTGAATACAGCGGGCGAGGGCGCTAGCGCGACTGGCGTTGCGTATGAAAACGGTTGGCGCGTGACTTTGCCTGCTGCGACTAGCGCAAATATGGATGCCAGTCCGAACTGGTATTTCCAAGCGCTGTTGACTGCGATCAGTGACGGTGCGGTTACTGAGTACAGCCGAGGTCAGATTGAGGTTCAGGCTTCGCTGGTGTATGCAGGTTCGCCTGCTGCATTTGATGGCCGGACGCAATCGCAGAAGGATCTGGATGCTGTTCAGGCTGCTATCCGGTCATTGATGACTGGTGGCGCGACGCAGGAGTATCGGATCGGCAATCGATCGCTCAAGCGATATGACCTGACTGAGTTGTTGGCGCTGGAGTCGAGGTTGAAGGCCGTGGTAGCACGCGAGAATAAGGCGAAGTTGATCGCATCAGGCTTGGGCGATCCAAACAATCTTTACGTCCGCTTCAATCAAGGCTGATGGGCATCCGTACTGCGATTCTGCAACGCTTCGGTCTTCAGCCGATTCCGAAGGCGCTGCCTGTACCGGTAAGGCGCCGCAATTATGCGGGCGCGATTATCAGCCGCTTGACCAGCGACTGGATGGCAACGCAGGCCAGCGCTGACGCTGAGATTCGCACCAGTTTGCGGAAGCTGCGCGACCGCAGCCGCGAGATGGTGCGGAATAATCCGTATGCCAAGCAGGCAAAGCGGACGACGCAGATCAACGTTGTTGGCGCTGGCATCAAGATTCAGTCGCAGGTTGCAGCATTGCGCGGCAACCGTCGAGACGAGCGGATTAACAACCTGATTGAAAGCAAGTGGGCATCGTGGTGCCGCGCGCAGCATTGTGACGTTGCAGGGCGCCATAGCTTCCATGTAATGGAATGGCTGGCTGTTGGCGCCCTTCCTGAATCAGGAGAGGCTCTGTTCAGGATTGTGCGTCGGTCGTTCGGAGGTAGCAGGGTGCCATTGGCGCTCCAGATGCTTGAGGCTGATTACTTGGATGAGGAGTATCAAGGCCCAACCCTCGCCAATGGGAACGAATGGCGGATGGGTGTGGAAGTCAATGAATGGGGCCGCCCGGTGCGGTACGCCTTCCTCACGCGCCATCCAGGTGACTACTGGTTCCAGAATGCTCCGCAACGAAACGAAAAGCATGTCTTCCTGCCGGCGGAAGATGTCATTCATTTGTTTATTCCTGAGCGACCACAGCAACATCGTGGCGTGCCGTGGTTCCATTCGGTGATGTCAGACGCGCATCAGCTTCAGGGGTACGAGGAGGCTGCTGTAATTCGGGCGCGTGCTGGCGCGTCGATTATGGGCTTTATTACTAATCAAGAAGGCGAGCTTACTGCTGATGACGTTGAGAATGAGCGTCGGATCAGCGAGTTTGAGCCAGGCATGTTCAAGTATTTAATGCCGGGCGAAAACGTAACGGTGCCAAACATTGACTCGCCTGACCAGCAGTTTGAAATGTTTGTGCGCAATAAGGTGCGCAGGTTTGCGAGTGGTTTTGGTTGCTCGTATGAGACGTTGAGTCGCGACTTCAGCGACACAAATTATTCGAGTAGTCGGTTGTCGCTACTTGAGGACCGCGAGCATTGGAAGGTGGTGCAGTCGTACTTGATGGAGCATTTCCATATGCGGGTGTTCCGCGAGTGGCTTGCTCTTGCAGTGCTTGCTGGCGAGCTTCCGTTCGATGATTTTGAGGCGCGGCCCGAGCGTTATGACACGCCACGTTGGATGGCGCGTGGCTGGGATTGGGTTGATCCACTGAAGGAAGTGAAGGCTTACCGGGAGATGGAGCAGGCGGGTTACATGACAAAGGCGCAAATTGTGGCGAAGCTCGGCGGTGATTTTGACGAAAACTTGGCCGAATTGGCGCGAGAACAAAAGGCAGCCGATCGCCTAGGCATTGAGCTTGACCGGGACATTATTGAACAGCCGATGCTTCCGGCTGATCAACCACTGCCGCAGGAGGAAGACTGATGGGCGCTAAGCCGAGCGATGGGATGAAAGAAGAGGCGCAGCGATATCGCGCCTGGAAAGAAGAAGGTCGCAAGGGTGGCACTGATGTTGCTGCTCGCAGGGCCAGTCAGATCCTCAGCGGCGATGAGCTGAGCGATGAGACCATCCGCACGATGAGTGCATGGTTTGCGCGGCATGAGGTGGACAAGCAGGCTGAAGGCTTCAGTCCTGGCGAGGAGGGGTATCCATCTCCTGGAAGGGTGGCATGGGCAGCCTGGGGAGGCGATCCAGGTAAAACATGGAGTGATGCACTTGTGGCTCGTATGGATTCTGATCGCGAAATGATGCCGGAGGGTGACGCCAGTCGTCCCTATCCGAATGAGCATGCAGCAAGACTGCGTGATCCTGGGCAGTACGACCGCTTTCGTCGCCGTAACGATGAAGGAGGCAAGGGCGTTGACTTCATCTTTGGCATCAAGGAAGGGGAAGACGGTGCTGAGCTGCAGGCAATTCGTTTTCGGCTGGACGAGTTCAGCGCTGCTGAAGCGCGTGCATGGCTAAGCGAGCGGGACTATGAGCCGCTTGAATTTGAAGAAGCAACAGGCGAGCGTTCTAAAGTAGA